CCTACGTATGGTGTTTCAAACTCATTAAGATAGTCAGAAACATAGTTGCCACTATAATTACCAGCGTAAGTAGAAGTATATTGTCCACCATAGTCGCCTGCGTATGTGGTTTCAAACTCATTAAGATAGTCTGAAACATAGTTGCCACTATAATTACCAGCGTAAGTAGAAACATATTCACCGCCATAGTCGCCGATGTATGTGGTTTCAAACTCATTCGTATAATCTGAAATATAGTTGCCACTATAATTACCGGCGTAAGTAGAGGTGTATTCACCACCATAGTCGCCTGTGTATGTGGTTTCAAACTCATTAAGATAGTCTGAAACATAGTTGCCGATATAGGTGTTCTCGTATTCTCCATCAAAAGTTGCTGTATAATCTGTATCGAATCCACCAACGTAAATACCATCGAAGTTTGTAGCATAAGCACTTTCATATTCACCAGCATATGTTCCAAGATAGTCGCTGATATAATCACCAGCATACAAATTGGTGTAAGCACCTTCGAAGTCAGACACATAATCAGCAACAAAGTTTCCTAGATAATTCGCTTCATCATACGCACCTTCGTATTGTGTAAGATAGTCAGTAGAGTAATCAGACACATATCCGCTAGTGTACGTTCCGAGATAGTCGCTGATGTAATCACCATCGTAGTTATCTGCGAACTGACCTTCATATTGTGAATCATAATCATTTAGGTATGTTCCAAGATAATCAGCAGTGAAGTCACCAGCATAAGTTGCTTGAAAGTCACCCTCGTATGAGTTATCATAACTAGCAACAAAGTTGCCCACATATACTGATTCATCATACGCACCTTCGTATTGTGTAAGGTAGTCAGTGGAGTAATCAGACTCATATCCACTAGCGTATGTTCCAAGGTAGTCGCTGATGTAATCGCCGGCGTAGTTATCTGCGAATTGACCTTCATATTGTGAATCATAATCATTTAGGTATGTTCCGAGATAGTCGCTGATGTAATCACCAGCGTAAGTTGCTTGGAAGTCTCCTTCGTATGAGTTATCATAACTAGCAACAAAGTTGCCCACATATTCTGATTCATCATACGCGCCTTCGTATTGGGTTATATAACCTGTCTCATATTCAGACTCATATCCACTAGAATATGTTCCGAGATAGTCGCTGATGTAATCACCATCGTAGTTTTCAGAGAACTGCCCTTCGTATTGCGAATCGTAATCTGTCAGATATGTTCCGAGATAATCAGCAGTGAAGTCACCAGCATAAGTTGCTTGGAAGTCTCCTTCGTATGAGTTATCATAAGCACCTTCATAACTTGCGCCATAATCACCTAGATAATCACCATCATAAGATCCAAGATAGTTACTAATATAATCGCTGGTGTAATCAGTGATGTAGTTGCCTACATAAACATCATCAATATAATTTGAAATATAGTTTCCGAGATAATCGGTCTGGAATCCACCTAGATAATCAGAAATATAATTGCCGACATACTCTGTACCAGAATAGTCTGAAAGATATGTATTGGTATAATCGGAAATATAGTCTGTGTTATAATCAGAAATATAGTTGCCAACGTAATCGACAGATTCGTAGTCGCTGGCATATTGCTCAATGACAGCATCAGCATCATATGTATTTTCATAATCACTAATGTAATCGGCACCATCATATGTAGGTGTGTATTGATTTACATAGTCACCTAGATAGTTCTGAGTATATTCTGTGTTGTAGTCACCAAGATAGTTCTGCGAGTAATCGCCTAGATAATCACCGTCATATGTTGGAGTGTAGTTGCCAATGAAGTCACCATCGTAAGTGCCTAGGTAATCGCCTGTGAACTCGCCTGTGTAAGTGGGTTCATAGTTACCCGCATAAGTTGCTTCATACTCACCAAGATAATCTTCTGTATATTGTGACGTGTAGGTTTCTAGTGCCTGATAACCAGTATCATAGAAGTATTCAAGTCTTGTATCTATTGCACTACCACGTGCAACCCATGTACCTGCATCAGTGGGTGCACCTTGTGTTGAAGAGCGCAACTGATACTTACCAATTCCTGTAGTTTCAATTGCTTTCTTTACGCGTTCGCCGAAAGTAAATTCTACTTCGGCATCTGTATGTTCTTTTAGTCCTGCCCAACCATTCTCTGCATTACGTGCAACATAAACTGGTCTGATTACAGTAGGTTTAATACCCGCTTGTCTTATCCATATTGAATACGGTACTGTAGTTCCGTCAGCACGAGTATCTTCGAATACGCTAGGAATAAACTGAACCCAATTAGCACCAGGACTGTTAGAGGATAGACGATAAGTACCAGGCAACTCGTCCCGCATAATACGTATGACTAACTCTTCGCAAAATGCGTCAAGTTCTGCGTCATTCATCTCCTTAACACCATTAGGCGTTAATGCTCTGTTCCAGTATATTGGATTTTTCTTTAAAGCACTGGTCGTATTAATAGGTTGTGAAGCAGTAGTCTTTTGATAAAGATCAGTCTGTACGCCTATAGACTCCGGTGGTAAAGTCTCTTCAACTTCAACAGTAGGAAATATAATACTAGTATTAGCAGTTTGTTTGATTGTGTTATCTACGTCAGTAGAGTTAGCAGTTAAAGTAAAGTTTAAGAGACCTACTTGAGTCACTTTAATTTCAAAGGCAGACTGATATGATCCCGAGAGACCTGCGACATTCTGAAAGTCTTCCCACTCGACTCTTGTTCCATCAACTGAATTTGCTGTAGGTGTTGTGTTAACACCTTCGGTAACAAATAGTGCATCACCAGATACAGCAAGTTCGTGTCCGATCTCTTCGAATCCAGTTATAGCATCACCGTTCACGATAACATAAACTGTATCTCCGACATATAAAGGAGATGGCATTTCATTCTGTGCTGTGAATATTGCAGTATGTGTACCAGTTCCAGGATTAGAACGATGTTCAACAGTAAAGTTTACGGTGTAAGTTGTTCCTGGAGTAGAACCGACTGTTGTCTCATACAGAGTATCTGTAAAAGATCCGACAACTGTTGCTCCGCTACCATTTGTGGAGATAGCAGAGACATCTTCGTTACTCATTTTACCAAGATGAATACCCGCTTGATACGCAAGATAATCAATATCAAGCGTAGCGAGTTCTTGAAGAGCACCAGTGCCGAGATGTTTTAGCGGTAAGGACATAAATCTATCATCTTAGAGTCAGTTGTTTCATTTATTTATATGCTTCTGGAAAGCAATATTGCTAATGCTTCCTTTATTTCACACATATCTTTCTGAAGTACTTCTACTGTATCCTCTAAGTTTTGACGATTTATTTTAGACTTCTCTCTTATTCTCTTTTGTTCCTGAGCAAGTTCGATCTCATGAGAATTTACGTTTATTAACGCATTAGACTCCATATCTCGAACTAACCCAGGAACACCATCTACTTTAACGTAGCGCGACATTTTAACTTGCTAACCACTTAACAACTATATCACCTATTTTTGCTGTATTTGCAGGATCAGTTCCTTCAATAATCAACTTAGTCTGTGCTTGATTAAATGGTTTCAGTGTACCGCCCTGACCACCAGCAAGAAACTTAACTTTACGCATTTGTGCATCTTTAACGATAGTGCTAAATTCTGGTTGAAGTATCCATACAAGATCATTAAGATTCTCATCTGCGGCGCCTACTCTATAGTATACTTTAACATTACTTGTATAGTGTATCGCTAACTCCGCTGTAATCTCAATACCGATAGCAGGTTGATCAAGAACAACTGGTTTCATAATGTGAGCAGTACTTGAAGACGCTCCTGATGCTGCCGTTGCTCCAACACTATAGATGTGAGGAGTAACCGATGGATCATCAACTAGATTGTTTACTGTGACCAAAGATGATCTTTGTAAGTCAATGATTGGTGAAACATAATCATTAGCACTCTTCATGTCAACTTTAAACAAAGTAGAAGAATTGATTCCGCTCATGGTAGATGAATCAACTTCGAAGTCGTTATACAGAGTGAACGTTGAGGCAAGATCAGTATTAGTCTTAGGAGTAATTCTGTTAAAATTAGCGTCCTGTGTAAATCGAGTTTCTGAACCAGAGATTGATCGCCCAGAAGTAAACTTACCTGATACATCAATCGAAGTAGAGTTAGGAATAATCGACTCGATAATTGGATTAACTACTGAGAAGTTTATATTTCCTTGTGACAATACTCTCTCACCACCACCAGTTGCTGTTGATGTAGCAACAACAGGATTAGAAGGATCAATTTCAAATCTGTAACCGTACATATCAACATCAATAACTTGATGCGAACCGCTCAACTGTGCGGCAGAGAAACCACCCGTTTCTGTAGCACTATCAACATTACAACCATCACCTGGACGTAAACCGTGATTGATGTGACGTACATAAATCTTTTCGTCGCTGAACGTAGTTTGAATCGGATTCTCTTCAAGAAGTTTAGCAGGAACAGAAGCATTTTTCAATATCACACTACCGTTAGCACCGCCGCCTGAACCGAACACTGCACGAGTAACTTTAAACATTAAGTCTTCGTTCTGTGATTTCTCCCAGTTCTTACCATTTTGTGGTAAGAAGAGATAACCCGGAGTTTGTGTAGTGTTGTATCTACCAGTTGAGTTGATAACCGACTCTCTAGTTCTAGCACTGAACAATTCATATTCAGTTGACTGTGAAGTAACTACAATAGCATAGTCTTGTCCTGGTGCCAAGTAAATAGGTTCGTCGAATACGAATGACGTTCCATTACCTTGAATAGTTGCTAACTGAGCACCTGTGCTAGAAACAATAACATTTGCACTATTGACATAAACATGCGAGTCTGGTACTATGCTACTCATCGAAGGTTTACCATTCTCTACAGGACGAACATGTACAGAAACAGGCAGAGATACATTAGTTGGTTTCGACTTAAAGAACAACTCGATTTTAGTTAGTGTTACGCCAAACTCGTTGTTGACTTTAAAGGACTGTGCCAATGGATTCATAGGAGTAGGAATTGCTCTTACACCAAGAATAGAAGCGAACTGTGCCTGATTCACGTTAATGTAGTCAGACAGAACCTTAGACATATCTTGATTATTAGCAAGCGTCTGTAGTGCTGCCGCATTCAGAGATACACCGTCAGGACCATATAGTCCAGATAATCTTGGATCAATAATATTCACCTGACTCGCTGGTATACTATCAAGAACCTTTTTCATTTCTTTTGCTGAATACAACTTATGTCGATAGTTGTAAGGATAAAGATAACGATGACCACGTGTATAAGTTAAAGGATTGTACCAAGTCCAAGGCAACAGACCTTTAACAGTATAGTGAGTGAATGCTTTACTGTTTGCACTTGCCCAATCATTGACATTAATATCGAGAAGTTTGAACTCTCGTGCGCCTGATCTGAATCGTAGATAATATTTGTTGTATCGTCCGCGATACTTAGTGTGAGCAACTTCTAACTTAGGACTGATATTAGGAATGAAGAATGATCCAATAACTTCGCCGTTAGCATCAGCAATCAGATCGCTTGTACCGTCTGGATGACCGACTATCGCTGAGTGAGTAAACTTGTTACCAATCTCATCTGTTCTATCAGACCACTGAACAAACGATGATTCTTCGCGACACCAAACTGAAACATCAGTACCATCAAAGAATGGTGTAAACTTAGTGTTGGGCGTTAGTCCTTGTGCCTTGAAGTAAATCTTACGTGATCTAATCCATGGTACAAATGCAACATCAATAGTTCTGTCACCTACTACGTTACGTAGAGTATTACCAGAGATAATACGTTTGATAGTGGCGGATTGTGATAGTCCATATTTGTTATGTAATGTTCTTAAAGCAAATGCTTTCGCTCTGCCAGAACCAGTACGAACTACTCCTGCCAACTTAGAAATTTCAGCATTCTCTTTCGCAGTACGTCCCTGCCAGTTCCACATCCAGTTATTCCATAAGAATGCCTGATTACCGAATAGACGACCCGAACCCGCAAGAGACTTGGCGGCATTTTGAATAGATTCTTTCCACTCATCAGTTGATGGTGATAGTTTCATCGTTCCTACATTATCAATAAGACCGAACGGATTGATCTTAACTGACCGTGATGCAATACTTTGGTTTACCCAAGATGCTTCGGTGTGAGCAAGATAAACATTATCACCTTTCTTAACAACACCCGAAGATGCCGCCGAGTCGAAGATTAGACGCATATTACCTTCTTCAAAAGAAGGACGTACTAAACGATTCTCAGGATCAATTGCTGCCTTATAATCGGGTGATTCGACTTCACTATTGCCTTGATCGCCATGCTCGTCTACTTGCATACCACTAATGATACGAATAACACCAGCACTATCAAGAACATTGTCCAATCTCGCTTCAAGTTCTGCAATGCTTAATGATGTGGATTCTTCAAGAGCATCTAATTTGCGATCAATATCACCAATATCTTTCATCGTGTAACCGCGTTGCTGTGCTGTTGGAAGTACAGTCAAATCATTTTCGCTGATAGTATTACCGTTGAGAATAATCTTGTATAGTTCCATAGAGTGCATAGGCGTTTCTTTGAACTGAGGTTCACGCGCTTGCTGACCCATTAATACTTGTACTTCACCTTCTGGTGTAATAATCACTTTATCTGCACGAGGTAGATAATAGTCGATATCAGCAGTAATATTAGTACCTACTCTAGGTAGAGCATTGATATTAGAGAAAGTTCCTTCGAAACCATTTCTATCTCCTCTGAAGTCAACAACATCACGTAGATCAATTGTATCACCAGTGACTGATGTATGTAAAGGAATATCTTTATAAGGAACGTTGTAAGAAGAAGGAGCGTAGAAATCACCACTGCCTCGTGCAAAGTGCTTATATGAAATGTAGATCGCAGAAGGATCTGCATGACCTTCTTTGAGTAAAAGACTACCGTCAGCATAATAGTTGTCACGTTGTCCATCGTCAAGTACTACTGCGGACGAGAGATCAAAACCTACACTGTTACTTTGACGCACTGAATCAATAGAGTAGATGTCAGGAACACCAATATCAAACAATGTACGACCAGCAGAGTCAGTAGTACTGTTGATAGTTGCAGTTGCGGTTGTGAGAGTCTTTGGACGAACTGTTGCAGTCTTCTGAACATAAGCAAGAATTTCATACGTACCAGAAGCACTAGCAAGACTTGTTATAGTAGCATCTCTACCACCGTTAGTGATAGCAACAGTGTAGGTGCTAGGTGCTTCGATCACTGCACTGCTTAAACTTACAATCCATAAAGATGAATCTACATATGAAGAACCCACGGGTAACTGATCAAGAGTGACAGCATTAGTGGATGCAGTCTTTTGTTGACGTACTTGTTTTGATAACACAATATCTGCAAGAGACTCTATACGAGGATATGCCGCTGCAAATAATGCTGTATTATTATTAGTAGTTTCGTGTAGTACTGCTTTACCACCCTGTAAATCGATATCGAAGTAATCAGTAGTTGAGGATCCAATACTTTTTACATTACCGAGGTCTTCTGTAGTAAACACTCTCATGTCAAATACATAAACTTTAAACTTAGTTCCGAAAGGTTCTACTGCACGAATACGACAAGTACCGTAATCAGTACCACCACCGCCATAACCTGTTGCGCTCCACAAGTCAACTCTTGCAAGATCAAGATTAGGAAGACCTCTGTTTGCAGTACATACAAAGTAGTTGCCGTAGTTCACACCGATAACATCGTTCTCTACTGTCTCGGTTTCTGTTGGTCGTGGAAGACTTAAAGTAATTGGTGATTGATTCTCTGCACGATAACCATTTACATATGCAGTACCTTCACTTACATTAAGTTCGAGATTAGCATCTATGCCATTGTCGTTTTCAGTGACATTAACAATGAAAGGTTCGACAACATAATCACCAGACTCTTCCTTAGTACGTAGCGCAAGAAGTTCTTCGATTTTACTATATGCGTCAATAGATTGTAGTTGTTCACTGATTGCTGAGTTTTCAACCTCTGCGAGGAATACGAACGTATCGTTTACTCCAATCAAATCTCTAGTAGTAAGTTCTAATCTGATGCGAAGTCGATCAGCACCAGGTGAAGCAGTATTAACAATACCCGAAGCATTGTCATAGAGAGAATCGGTATCTGTAACAGTTACTACTTGCTGAATGACTTTGAAACCTACCTCAGCATTAATGTTGTCACCAGTATAAGATGAAAGAATAATCGACTGTTCTTCGGTATGAACAAAACGACCTAGAATGAAGAAGTCGCCTTCTGCAACAGTAAACTTAGCACCGTAACCTGTCGCATCAGGAGTCTCTGTCACTAACTCATAAGCACTGCTTGTAGCAAATTGCTCAACTAGGGTTTCGTTATCACCAAATGTAGTTGGTGAATTTGTCGCTAGTGCATTACCACTATTAATGTACTCAACGAATAGTGTATCAAATAACTGAGTACCGTTAGCAGGTATCGCTTGAATAACCTGAGCAGAAACATTTGTGTTAGGATTCTTTATGATAGTGCCGTTTGGTATAGCACCGAACTCGCCACCCTGATTAGTAGATGCAATCTTGACGAAGTGATAAGCATTGTTCATGCTAACACCACCACCATTTACTACTGCACCGTCTTTAAATATGTTCGAACCCATGCGACCCATCTCTTCATAGATAAGAGTCTGCATCTGTGTAAGTTCTCGTGACTGAAGTGCGCGACCGCTGTTAAACAATATCTGATGATAGTTGTCATTAGCGTTATAATCGTCTGCATAACTTCCAGATAACGTATTAGATGTGAATATATTTGCCATGTTTTTAGTCTCTTATCCTAACTGAATTACGATGCGAATGTCTTCGGTTTGATTAGAACCGCGTGTTATCTGTCCAACATTATTTATGTGTAAAATATCACCGGTTGTGGCGTCAACGTCAGGATTAAATAATCTAAGAATGTTGCCTGTGCCTGTTACGGTTCTATTGACAAGAGAACCTCCGGTATTAAACTTACCGAATCCTGTAGTCTCGTCTTGATAATAATATAACTTTTGTGCACCGTCAGAATCATAGTGATACACTTTACCTTGTATGGTGTTTTCAGCATTAGAGAATACATCATCTGGACCAAACACGCCATTTGTTTTATTAATTTGTAGAATTTTTAATGCGCTGCCAACATTCAAATCAAAGTCAGAATCTGTACCAACATAACCTTGTTCTCCATCACTGTCACCATACTTCTTTAGATTTCTCAATAAACAAGTTTGATAAAAATCATTCTCTGTTCGAATCTTCGCGTCTTCGTCCGATTTAAAATCTGCTTGTAACATTAGTGCAACCGACTTTAGAATCTTAGTTGGATCGTCGTGTGTGCCCTTCGGAGGTGATATGATTGGTCGCAGTACTGCATTACCAGCAGATAATGTTGCTATTGCACACCGATAACCTGTTCCGTGTTGATACGATGCGTCAAGTTCACTTTGCGATACTTCTACTTTTACAACACTACCATTATTGATAGTGACTTCAAAGTCTGCTAAAATACCATCACCATCTATCGTGAGATCAGGAGTTGCAGTATAACCTGAACCTCCATCAACAATTTCAACACTGAGAATTTCACCGTCAGTTGATGCTTGTTGTAGTGTGTACTGTTCTATCTCTTCTGCAATAGTTGCAGTAGATAATGCTTTCTTTACTGGAATCCATTCGTTTGTTTTGTATGTAGCATATGCAAGGTTTGATAGTGTGAACAGGTAACGCCACTTATATAGGTCTTCGAGAATAAAGGTTTTACCATTAGATGCTAAACCACCTCCATTCACAACAGATCGTTCATGCGATGCGAATGGTTGATTTACTGACTGCTGAACAATACCTTCAGCATTTTTACCTTGCTCTATACAGATAAACACTTCTCTTGATGAATTAATAACATAGAAATTCTCTTGAGCAGGTAGAGCATCGTTATAGGATTCGTAAGCAAAACCAGATGACCAAGTAACGTTCTTAATAACATGAGAGGCGTTATTCAGTGCTTTAACTGCCTGAAGAGAATGTCTAACTTGATTCTGCGCATAGATCGAGTTTTCAATCGTAGGATTGGTAATCAAGTCCGCCCTCGCAAGACCAATATAATAGTTCTCGCTCGTGCCGTCGATGTCTTCTTTAAGTTGATCTAAAAGAAGACTCCTAAACGTATTAGTAATTGCAGATGTCATTTATTTTTCTCTTTAGTAATATGAGTCTATTTATAAGGTGTCTGTAAGCACTGCTCTAGCGATAGACGCTTCGTTGTCGAATCTCAGGATATTGTTTCTTGTTGGATTAATTACCGACTGATTGGCAGGTGTCGCAACAATCTTCATGAAGTCACCCGAGATCAAAGAACCCGCGAAAGCATTAAGAGTAAGTGTGCCTAGAGGTGCATCGTATGATCCAATTACATCTACTTCAACAAGACCGTCAGCAACATTAATTGCCTCAATTACGCTTGTGCTGATTCTATTACGTAAGAAACACGTCTTACCGTTCAAGAAGAAGTTCTCACTTTGTATGACATACTCAACATCGTCTGGTTGTGCAATAGGAGCAGGATAGTCGATGATGTAATCAACAGCACCGTCGATAGGATCAAATCTTGATTGCATTTTAATTGATGATCGACTAGACAATACAGAACCGTCAACTGTATCAATATCGGATAGCAAATTAGAACGACGGAACGATTGATTGAACTTCCCTAGATTCTCATCAAAATAATCTGAAGTAGCACTTTGTACCAATGCCTCAACCGCAGACTGACCCAGTGATGTTAATCTTGGATTAAACTGGAAGAATGTTGTCACTTCTAAGAAAGTATTAACTGGATCTGAGAACTGAATGTCGAATGAAGCAACAGACAAATCTTTTGCAAGTCTCTTAATCGCTTCTTTAGTGGTCAGAATAACTGTAGCATCTTCTGTAGTGAAATCGACTGACAGAAATACAGAACCATATCTAGGAGGAACATTGTCTTGTCCACCCCATGCTTTGATGTCGCTGATAACAGTCTTGAAATTGCGTAGTGTTAGTGCCGCATAGTCTTCGGCAGTAACCATTCTGTTTTGTGAAGCATAAAGATAAGGAGCATTCTTACGAATAGATTCAATACCTTCTTTCTCGTTGCCACCACCAGAAGTTCCGCTAGTAATGTTTAATGTTTTACCATTACCGACAGTGCTTTCAGCAGTAAATGTTCTAGCACCGTTTGCTAAAGGACCTGCTACTGTAGTATATTCAACTAGTATTCTGTTGCCCGCTTTAGGAGTAGTGTTTGTGAATCTAACACCGTTACCAAACGATATTTCATAGAAACCGTTCGGTGTTTCTTTCGCGACAAAAATAGCGGAGTTCACGTCAATAGTTGTCGCGTTAGAAATGTTAGTGTAAACCGTTCCTACAACATGCGAAGGATCTTCGTATACAGTAACTTTAATAGTTGCGATATCAATATTAGTTACAGGAATAACATATGAATCTGAAGAAGACGTTTCACCCGCAATAAAGTTCTTGCTCTTAGATGTGCCTTCGTAGATAGGAACATTGATGTTAGCATTCGCTGTAAAGTAATATAGATTACTACCATTGTTTGTTGCGGTTAATGTGTCGCGAGTCTGAAAGGTGTACGTTAGATTGTCAACGGTAGTAGTAAACTTAAAACCTGCGGGCATCGTAACACTAGATGGATTATCGTTATCCTCAATCCAAAGATTCACGACAGCATATGCCGCAGTTCTTGAGTTGACAGTATAACCCAAACCACCCGCTAGACCTACAAGTGAGGAGCGCATTTGCGCAGTACTCAAAAATGATTCGTTTAGAGCATAGTTAGCGACTAGTGAATTTTGATGTGTATTATATGCCAACACATCTAGCAGACTAGACAGTGCCGATCCCTCGAAGTTATAGTCATTGAATTCACCTGATTGTATCAAATGTGTTTTAAGACTATTCTTGATTGCATCAAAATCTAAATCCGTAGATTTAATAGTTGTTGCCATTACTGGTTATCCTCTTATTATAATCCTACGGTTTTGATTAGTACGTCACCTGAATCACCAGATAACGCTATCTCATCACCGTCTTGTGTTAATATTGCACCGTCAACAGTCTTACCGATGTCTCTAATTAAGAATGCACCCGCTTCGGTCAATGTTCTTAGAGTAACTACACCTTCTCTTTCTGATAGTATAACTCGATCAACAATCTGATCAGGTGTAACTGGCAACTCGATAGATATTGCAGGACCTGCTGTCTGACCACCAACTGATAATCTTAGTGTGTCAACTTGGTCTGTATTCATTACACGAAATTCAACAACAACATCAACACTATTATAATCTGGTGTTGCTGAGACTTGAAGTCGTGTTACTGCTACTCGTGGTTCGTATCTTTCTATTGCAGTCTTGATAGCAGACGATATTTCTTCGCCTGTATCAGCATCCGCAAGATCAAAAAGTAAAGAGTTTAAGTCGGCACCAAACTGTGGTTTGTAAGGTTTCTCGAATCTGCTCGTTAGTAGAAGTGTTTTGATTGCTTGTTTTACTGAAGCGGCATCTGTCTTTTTATATAAATCACCGCCACTAGTAGTATTTGCCTCAAACGTGAGATCAAAATCAGAGTACAGACGTTCGCGCACAACTCTAACACTCGTGCTGAGATTACCATCTTCTGCTGAAAAAATCTTCGCCATGCTACTAAAACCTTTTTCTTTTATTTATATGTTATTTCTAAGAGAAAAAATCAAATATGCTAGATTCATCATCTTCTTCAGGAAGTATCTCTAACAACTCATCTTTTGATTGAAGTTCACCATTGTAAGTTGTTTCGAGATTGAACTTATAACTTACATCCCAATCAGTACCAACCTTCGGCATCTCTAATATAATAGAACAGGTGAGATCACCGTTCGGATCAAAAGTGTCGTAGTCTAGTGTCAACTTATCATAGTTCACATAATCTTTCCAGAACACCGCAAGATCAAATGACAATCTAGGATCAGTCTTACCTTGTTGATCGATCAGTTGATATACTACTGTGCGTCCAGTTCTACGCAAATCGTTGATACTATTTGACGTTGGTTTCTCGCCAGTGTATACTGGTATTCTTGCTAACCATCCGTCAGGACCTTTACCGTAAGAACCTTTATTGTTCTCTGCTAGTTTCTTTGCTGCCGCTTCGTCGTTTACTTTAGTCTCTTGTATAACAAACTTAGGATTAGGTTCATATATACCTTCACTCACTACTAGTCTATGTTTAGAAAAGAATGAATTGCCGGTTACAGTTTGTATTGCCTGCGCATGAAGAACTAAGTTTCTAGCAATCTGTGCTGTATCAGGTGCACCAAAGAAACCGTCAGCATATAGTTTCTCTAATTGTGTACGTGATCCTCTAGCACCCAGAAACTTAGCAAGCGATATGCCTGGACCAAGTTTAGTTGCTGATGTGATAGACGCTTCAAACTCTGGATTATATTGTGGATCTACCAATAACTTCATTTCGTATTTACCTTAAATCGCTTGCTTCTGGTGTCAGCAGGGTTGTTGCCGAGAGTGTTGATGCCAAATCTAATAGTTCCTTTCTTAGATGCAGATCGTCCAATGTTTCGGGGAATGTTCTTCTTAAAGTCTTTGTTTAGTTTGCCTTCACTCACTAGATAACTTGTGAACCCACCATTATCAAAGTTAGCGGGATCACGTAACTTAGAACGAATCTCATGAATAGTAGGATCAAAGTTGAAGAGTCCTTTATAGTCGTCTGACTTGCTTATCTTATCTGCTAGTTTTGAATCGACCACAACGTTTCTGATACCATAATTACTTGTTGCTAACTGAGTCTCAATGATTGCTGGGTTTGGCAGAGGCGCAGTAGGAGGGACTGGTATGAAGGGCATAATGCCTGGTTTTGGTGATGGAGGTTTTACTATACATGGCGCTTCTTTCTTAGCAATGATTGCAGTTGCCGCACCTTCTGCAAACTGTGATATAGACGACAGTATAGCATAGTCAGCATGAATCGATTCGGATGCTTTACCCACTAATGTCCCATAGAATGTTGATAGATTAGTCAGACCGCCAGGCATACCGCCATATGTTTTACCGTAGTAATCGACAAGTGGTCCACCGATAGTTCCTTTGTGACCAATTATACTAACGTGTCGTGCTGTTACATTAGCAGTCGATGCCGCCGCAACCCACTCATTAACAGCAGTCGTAATTAGTGAGGCGCCTGTTAGTATCTCTATATTGCCTTGTACTAAGTTCTGTTGTTTTCCTGCGACAATAACATTATTATCACCGAGCATAGTTTCTGTATTCATGCCAACTACTTGACTACCGCGTGAACCGCGAATAGTATAGTTTTGATCTTTGTTTACTGTTTTGGTGTGTCTACCTTTAATATCTTCCTTTTTATCTCCTGCAATATTGAGATTATAATTACCCTCAACATCAACATTATAATCACCCGATACAGTAAGATTAAGGTTACCTTTATAGACAAGATTACCTTCACCTTCAATAATCGTTGTATGATCACCACCAGTCACTTCGATCTTTTGATTCTTCGAGACTATTAGAACAGTACCGTCAGCACGTAACTCTACACCAGCACCGGTTCTGTGCTTGAGAAGAATACGTTCACCGCCAGGAGTGTCGTCTACTTCTATAGAATGACCAGACTGGGTTTCTTGTACTTGATTATAAGGAAACTGAGATGGTTTCTGTGATGGAATATCAATTGATACTCCGAAGTCACCACCGCCCAAATCAAGATTGTTTATCTTTTCGCCTTTTGCTGCCTTGTTTATACTACTACCAAAGAAGTATTCGCGATTAGGAAACTCACCAGACGCATCAGCAAACCCGTCTTTCGGAACACCCACACTTGCTTCCTGACCTTCACCAACAAACTTTGTTCGTGCGTCAAGATTGTCTAGTTTATTTGTCATTTGTTAATAACTCATCTATTGTAAAGGGTACTTGAGTGAGCGGAGTTGTGAACTTACTCTTCTTACCAAAGTTTGATCTAACATAACTGATAACATCAAACCCTGGATCAAACTCGTCTTCGTCGATGTTACTGTGTCCCACGATCTGTGCACCTGGTAATATATTATATGTTGCACGACAGAAGTGATCGAATGTATTGATTTGACTTCTTGTCAACGACTGCGCAGATAAAAAGTTTTCACTGTTGGGTGTTTCACTCGGTACGTTAATACCACCAACAAATACTATTCCTATGCTTCGCTTATCATGATTGTTATTAGGAGAATGTTGTCCTTCAATATTAAGTGGACGTCCTCTTTGCAATGAACCATCTCTTCTGATAACATAATGATAACCGATACCATCTAGTCCAGCGGCAATGTGGTATTTATTAATCTCTTCAGACCCGATATTCTTGTTCGTGTGTGTCTCTGTCCAGTGAGTAACAACCTCAGTGACTTCTCGACTAAGGTTTTTCAAATCTGCTTGAAGTTCTTCACGAGATGATATGTAAGGGAATGAAGGATCACCTGCTCCCTGTTTCCAAGACTCTCTGAATGATCCTATAACATAAGGAGTACCAAATACTTTATCTGATAATATAGGTGCTGTTGCACTAAAGATAGTTGTGTCGATAGTCCTCAGAAAAGTTTTAATCTCTGCATGTTCTTTCTTTGTTATATCAGACATCTTTCGAACTGCTTCAGAGAACTCGGCAGCATCGCCTTGACATAAGTCAACAATGTCTGTAATCTGTTCAACTGAGAGTGTTCTAGGAAAGGTGAATTCATAGAACTCTTTATTAATATTCTTTAGAGTATCTTGATTTAGTCCTTGAATGATACCACGTTTCGAGTTATTAGCAATCTTCGTATTGACAAGAGTGCGATACTCACTACCTTTCTTGTCGTACAGTGATCGATATTCAGCACCTCTATCAACATCTGCCTGAACAGTCTTTCCGTCTTTACCGCCTGATAGATTTGCTAGATCGGATACTTCGCCTGCTTTGTTTGCTTTAATCTCTTGTGCGCTAGTTACTGTTGCTCTCAAGTCTGTTATCGAACCCGATAACTGTGCCATGGATTGATTGAATGCACTGTCGTTATTTTCCATTGCTCCTGTAATAGCAGTGTACGCAGTTGCTTCACCATTAGAATCCCAACCACTCGGAAACGATAAGTTCTTGTTGATACTATTAAGAACATTATCACCAGCATCTACGATTTGACTTAATGCGCCAGTTGTCGCGTCTTTGAGTACATCGGTTACTGAGTTGACAGCAGTTTCTGTAAGACTAGCAATCGCTTCAGCACCACTGAAAGCACCGATCTGACCCACTAAGTCTTTGCTTGCGTCCATAAGACCTTGAGGACTGCCCTCAACTACTGCTTTCTGTAGACTACCCGCGTCGAGTCCAAGACCAGTGATCGCTTGTATTATAGATGCAACAGTAGGATTTATTCCACCTTGTGGAACAAGAGAAGCGGACAAAGGATATACCATACCCGCTGAATCTGGTTCAGTGAATGTTACTTTAACAGATGAACCAAACTTTCCTATGAAATCGGTTGCTAATTTGGCAACAGCATCAGTTGCCATTCCTTCGAGACTTTCTATACCGTCATCGACCAGACCCTCGACAGTTGTAGTGTTTAACTTGTCCTGAAACTTATCAACCTTAGATGTCAGTGATTGTATACCACCTTCTACTTGACCTGCTATCTGTCCTGTAGTTGTTTCTACTTGATTCTTTAAGTTGTTTACTGCATCATTGGCAGCATTGGTAATTGGTGTCGTATCGACCGCACTTTGTGCATTCGCAACCTTATCCTTGAGAACTTCACTATTTGACATTAAACCATTACCTCATCGTATGCTTGTTGTGCAAGTCTATTAGTTACATTAGTATTCTTGAGGTAATATCTGTTCACCACTTCACTCGCATCCTTAATATTTACTGTTGCTATCAATCGACTGTTCTCTTGTCCGAATTGTGTTCTCAACTCATATAAAACGAACTGAAGTTGCAGAGAGAAAGACTTCCAATCTGAGTTAGGTGAGAACTGTGCCGCAAACTTCAGTAGATTGTTGTATCGACTGCCTAATGTTCTGACTTTTTTCCAACCTGCAATGCCTAACTTAGGAGTGCCGAAGAAGTTCAAGAAATCTTCGTCGTATATTTCAAACTGTGATTCACCCTGAAGTGCACCAGTAATTGCGGCAGCATGAATTAAATCATAACCATTGTCAATAAAGAACTTCATGCTCTGTTGTCTACGTAAAGGTATTCGTGCTTTCTCTACTGTATCATCTTTAAACTTCTGTGTCACTACATTTTGTAATCTTCGCTTAGTGTAGTCAACAGCATTCTCGTCAGGGTTTCTTCGTCCTGTCTGTACAGCAGAGGGATATTCTGTACGAGGTAATGTGCCCATGATAAGTGGCAACTGAGAAGTAGTGCCGTCCATGAACATACCGAACACGAATGATCCTTGTACGATTTGAGGAATGCGTCCAATGCCAGATGCACCACCTTCGGTAGTCGGTATGAGTATCTGTGCCCAAGGCAAATCTTTCTCAGGAATATCACCAGTGCTAGGACTATGAACACCATTGATACGAACTTTAACTCTGCCTTCAAGACCTGTCGGCGGATGTGCATTGACAACAGTACCGAAGAACCAG